TTCACTAGACAAGAATTTCTATGTGCGCCCCGTCAAAGAAGCTTTCTTTATCGTCTTTATCTACCCGCACCCCGTCCATATTCCAATCTCCACCCCAACGAAGTGTTGCGTCGAAACATTCTTCAGCTATGTCTTTCAAATGAAGCCAAACTTCTTCCAGCTTGTCTTTATTCCAAGACGCTCGACCGTCAATATATAAGTATATATCGGCAGCGTTTCCGGACTGGTGCTTCGATTTCTTCTCATATCCGTCTTTCGTAGATTTCTTGCTTAAGAATAAATAATGCTGATCTTCAGCCGTTCGAAGTCCGCCATGTTGCGGAATGCCGAAATCATAAGGCGAATGTTTTACGCCTTCTTCTAATATGGCGATCAATGTCGGGTTAACCCCTTCAAGACGGCCTAAACTTCTTTTGCTTAGTGCGTACATAATTATTTTTTGTTGTTAAACTTTAATTTAGCGCCTTTTTCGTAGCCCCTGCTACCAAAGTAAGCAACAATAACCGTAATCAAAAGACTTCCGAAAAGAGAAATCCAAGCTTTATCAACCGTTACGTTCAAAACTTCAACTGAATCAATAACAGCGAAAACGCTTACGAATACGACCAACCACAAAACAACCAGCGGACGAATGTTCTTCGACAACCAACTATCCGAATTCATGTCTATTTCCCAACGCTTCGTAACTTCTTCAAGTTCAACTTTTTCAAGTTCAGCCATTATTTCAAGACGATTCAATTCTAATTCATTCAAACATTCTTTTGCAACCGGATCTTCAACGCCGGTCAAAGCGTTCTTAACATCGTTAAAAGCACCGGCAAAGTTTCCAGTAGCAACTTTCGCGCCGATTCCAATAGCGTCCGGAATAAAGTCTTTGGCTTTATTTACAATTTCGCCAAGTTTCGTTTCGCGAAACGGCTTCTTTTCTCTTTTTTCTCGTTTGCTCATTTCAGTAAAGTTTGATTCTGTTTCGATCGAAGGGCGAAACGTAAACGCCGCAATCCTCTTCTAACTGAATAGGTTGGAGCGTTTTACATTCATACCAATCATTAAATAAAACATATTTGTTCGCCCTTTTCTTAATGTACCTATATGGCACTTCAGGACATTTTTCGTCTTTATTCATTCCATTGAACAATGCCCCGCAATTAATACCAATCTGATAAGTATTGAAGTTATTTTGCTTTTGAACACCTTCAAGGATGGAACTTAAACCTTCTATTTCTCTTTCTAAGATAAGCATTTCTTTTCTTAGAAGAAAAACCTGTCCTTTCATTTTCTTATTTTCATCATACAAAGCTGCTGAATCAACTTTATATTTTTTCATCACCTCTGAAGGGAAGTCTAAAGCAACCTGAAGCGCTTCTTCTTTAATCATTTCGTGCTGGTAATCTGTTTCAAGCAGTTCTGGATAAAGCTGTTTTACAGTCGGATAAGCCAATGTGGTGACGAAAGTCATAAACATTCCAAAGTAAATAAGACGAACACGCGCCTTCGTCATACTGGGGTGATTTCCAATTTCTTCTTCAGGCATGGCGCTAATTTATAAAAAATCAAGCTTCAATCAAGCTTTCGTCGTCTTTAAATTCTGCAATTGCAATCGCTAAAGCTTCGGAATATTTATGTTTTGGCCAAAGTGAAATCGCTTTGTCTGCTATCTTACAACGGTCTAACATTGCCTTTTGGTGTATTTTTGAAGCGGCCGTAATCTCGACGTCATATTCTTCAACCGTCATCGGAAGCGCCACAACATAAAGAAGAAGATTCGTTTCGGTCGCCAGCATTTCGGCTTGGAATTGCCAGAAATCGTCATGTTTTTCATGAATTTCTTCGTACATTCTATTATAATGACCGTCCCAACTTACCGGACATTTGATTTCCAGGCCAACTTTTAAACCTTCTTGGATCTTGTGTTTTATCGCGTTTGGTCCAGTAATCGCAATTCCATCTATCGAAGCGCCAGCGTTTTCGTAGCTTGGAAATTGTTCGAAGTCAAGCCCGACAAAGTCAGTAATAACCCCGTCTTCAAGAAGCTTCTTAATCAAAAGCGGCTCATGCTCTTTGCCGTAATCCATTTGTTTACTTGTCACTTCCATAGAAAGCCGGCCAGTAGTACGCTCTTTTCCAACAGCATATATATACTTTTCGGCAGGTTTACCAAAGTCGAACAGCTTTTCTTTGCCTTCGGTCCATGATTTCTTTCCGGTACTACGGCCCGAAGACATTAGATCTTTGATTTTTGAACCAGTAAATCGACCCCTTCGTTTTTCAAACCATTCGTCAGTACCTTGAAGCGAATCTTCTACCACCTTATGAACTGGCTCAAACGTGCTGAAGTCGAACGTTCTAAGCTTCATTTTCAGCTTTCTTTCTAAGTGAAAAGTCGTGAGAAACAAAGACTTTTTGTTCGCCAGATCCTTCGCGCGTTATCTTATAAGTTCGATTCAGATTTCGCCCGAATAGATTTCCAAGCGTTGAAAGCGCCTTTCCTATGGCTCTTTCACGCGCGTTTGGCGTGTCAAATTCGACTGCGTTGCCTGAACTTTTGAAAGGCACGGCAGCCGTGCCGGTGAAAGAGATATATTCAGCGTTCGGATAATCCGGAAGCGCCTGAATCTTTACCGTAAAGCCTATTCCGTTCAGGATTTCAAGCGGTTGTTCGCTGACAACGTGCCATTCCCTAAATACCAGATCCGCGTTGCCTTGCAAAATAAACAGCGGAATAAATTTATGCTGTTTACTACCGCCAAGACTTCTAATTTGAATCCAACTGTCTTGTGGTGCTTGATCCAAATAGTCTTTGTATTCTTCCAAATCTTTAAAAAGATGCTTTGCTTTCATTTCTTCACTCATTTTCTTGAATTGTTATGTCTACCTTTTCATATTCGCGACCTTCCAACATTTGAAAGATCTTTTGAACTACTTCGTAATGTGATTCAGCGTGTACTTCTCCTGACTTTTCAAAGTCTTCAGCAACTACTGAGTAATTAAATCGTTTCATTATCACTGGTTTTATTAAAGAATACTTCGCCACCTTCAAGCAGAATTTCGCCGCTTTCCAGGTGATCTTTATCGAAATCACCAGTAATATTAATAAAAATTGTCAAATTAAGCGTTTCACCCATTCGATTTAATAAGCCCTTTGTTTTGTTGTCAATAGGCACATTGTCAATCCATAAGTACCTTAATGCCTTTGGTTTTCTGCTTAATAAATAGTTTTGAATCAGTAAACAAATCATTGGCTTTTGCGTTCCTGAATAGCTGCTTAGTTTTCGCACTTGCATTTCGGGGTTGCTGAAGTATTCAGGCGAATAAGCTCCGTTATACATTAAGTGAACATTCATTTTTTCGCCAACTTCTTCCATGTCGATAGTCAGACCGTCAACGCCAGTATTGATTTCTTTTAACTTGCTGGCGTACTGCTTCTTAAGGCTGATAACGTTTTCGTTGGCATCGCTCCAAGCGTTGAAAGCATCGACCGCGTTGCAAATCTTATTCGTCGATTCGGCCAAAGTGATTCTTTCGTTCAACTGTTCAAGTTCTTGTTCTTTGGCGGCATTGTCACCGTCGAAGGTCTTTTCACTAGCTGCTTTATACTTTTCGCGAAGCGCAATTATATCCTTGATAGCCTTGTCAATGTCTTCGTTTGAATCCCAAGACGTTGCAAGACACTTTTTCCCATCTTCAGAAAATGGGATCAGATCAAATAAAGTCGGCTCTTCTGGCGCAACAAGTTCATTATGCTTGTTAAGGTTTTCTACCATAGTAACGCGCAAATCTTCCAGAATAACGCTTTCGTCACAAAGCTTGTTAATCTTTTCACAAACTTCTTCAATCATTTTGTGACCGTCTTGGAATCGCTTCAACTTGGTTTCGTAAGCCGTTTGTTTGTCCTTGTTGTCGGATTGAAGCTTCATGTTGTATTCTTTGACGGTCAACGTCAAGCTTTCCGACTGACTTGCAATCGACTGAAGTTCAGATTGTTTCTTGCTTTCGAAGTCTTGTATAGAATTGTCCAGCTGAAACTTGATTTGGCTGGCGTTAGACTTTAATTCGTCCACATTGACGCGCTCCGGAAGTGTTTCGGGCTTGTGAACGTCGTAACCTTGTTCTTGCAAATGCTTGGCAAATCCACCGACTTGCTTACGCGCGTAATCCTTTTCAGCGCGTCTTGCTTCAGCTTTTTCGATCTGGTCCAGTATAGAGCCAATATAATCGGGATGCGATTTATCATAGATAACACCGACCTTTTCCAGATCTTGCTTATAAAGATCCAGAAGAATCTTCTTTTGCTCCGTTGGATTTTCTGACGTCAATTCTTCCATTCGCCAGGTCAAAGCCGTTTGCAACGACTTCAGATATTCGGCAGGCGTCAGCTTTACTCCGTCAACAATCGGATCTTTAACGATCTTTCCTTCTGCGTCTTTCGTGTAAATGACGTAAGCCAGTTTACCATCTTTATCACTTTTGCAGCCGACGAAAATCGGCGTGTTGCCGTCAAGAAGCTGAACTTCTTGGTCGATAGGTCCATAAAGATTTTTATCGTGTTTCAACGTTTCGCTTCCCATCGAACCAAGCATTAAAGACTTGTGTAACGTGGTCTTTCCACTGCCGACTTCGCCCTTTATCGGAATTAGACGGTTATTTTCGTCGAATTCTATATTGCAACTTTGGAGAATTCCGAAGTTGTTGTTGACCTTCAGGCCAATGATTTTTACTTGTTTTTGATCTTCCATTTTAAAGTTTTGATTTAATGTCTTTTAAAACCTTCATTTCCTTGTCTTCAAGGCCGCTTTTTTGCTGAAATCCGGCGGCCGGTTCAGTTATTTTTTTCAAAGCGCTTTCAAGATTATCGGCATTCTTGCCGCTAACCTCTATTTTTAGAATCCGTTCCTTACTTACTTTCATTTTTTTCTTCAGTTTCTTCTTCTTGATTATGCTTGTCGATTTCTTCCGTTACCTTTTCTTTGATAATATTAAACCACTGCCAAACGCGCTTTGCATGGCCCATTTTGAACTTGTTTGGGTTGTAATCCGGAACAAGGATTTCAAGAACGTCCGGATCTTCTTGTCCAATCGGTACAAACATTTCGTCGACAGTAACAAAGTTGTTGTCAATATTGGTAAACACGTCAGCCATTCGCAACTTCTTCGGTTCGCTATCGTCACCGATTTCGTTTTGAATAAATACAAGGTCAGAAAAACGGACCAAGAAATCTTTGTGATAAGATCTTTTCCGCGAATCAGCGTCCAGAAATTCTTGCATTACAACCATGCCGCCCTTTGACATTTCAGAACAAGCGTTATAAACGCCGTCACGGCCAAGAATCCACCACATTTCGCGGTAGTCGATCGCATTTATCCAGCTACCTTCTTGCGGGTCTTGCGGATTTTCACCGCGTTCTTTTGCAGCTTCTTCAGATTGTTTCTTCGCGGCTTCCATCTTTTCGTTGAATTCCTTGCATTCAGCTTCGAATTCCTTGCGTCTTTCGGGGTTAATGCTTAGAAGACGACCACAATCGCAAGAAACGTCACCGTTTGCGCGCGTAACGTATCGGTGATGACCTTTTTTGCGCTTGATCGCGCAAGCTTCGATCATGTCGGCGTTCGTTTCGTTTTCTTCGTTAACCAGGTTAACGACGTCAGCGGGCTTCTTTTTTCCGGTCGCCGGCTTGACAGATTCTTTCGTTTGTGTCATTTTATTTTCATTTGCCAAAAGGGACATTCATAACTTTCTTAGGGTCAAAACCATGCTTCAAAAGTTCGGCCTTGTGCTTTCGCTTGGCCTCTTTTAGCTGGTGACGTTCAGCCGCGTCTTTCTTAAAGATCTCGAAAGATCTTCGTTCGATCTTCGGAACGTAATTGTGACCCTTTCTTTGACCGTTGATTTCGTCGTTAATAATTTGTCGTTGATTCGCAAATCTGTCATAATGTGCCGCGCCAGGATGTTCAAATTTTTGTTTGCTCATATTTGTCTATACCTTGATTTTAAAATTCCTTTCGTTTTGTCACCATAGTATTGTGGAAAATGCTGTTCCAAGCGTTTCTTTTCTTGCGCTAGGATCTGCCAAGTCTGGTTTTCCATGACGATTTTTTGTCCCCCAACTTTGGGAATCCAGACTAAATTTCCGTGCGTTGGTCTAGTCATCTTTGAATATTTTCTTTTTTGCGCCGGTTAAACTGCCGGCAATATTTTCAATCATTACATTGGCCCAACGGTCAACTTCAAAAACGCTGATCGCGTAAACAGGCCAGGTCGTTTCAATTCGATTGCCTTCCACAAAATATGTTGCTTCGACTTTGTACTTCTTCCATTTGTGCGGACGACTGATACCGGCTTCTATTAGTTTACACTTTAGCATTATATAGTCGCTTTTTTGATTAGATTGTCAAAACAACGGACGAAAATACTGGTTTCAGCCGCGCCGCCGTCAATCGCTTGACTTCGTAGATCCTTAAGACCTTGAAGAACGTCTTCGTGGTTTTCTTTAACGTAATTAACAGAACGACAAACAAGCTCTAAATTGTATTTCGCTTCATTACTAGAAATTTCAAAGTTTTTTCTAATACTGACGTCGCGGCCAAGACTATACACACCTGCTCTCATTATAATTTTAGGTCCAGATTTAATAAATCCATTTTTGGCTTCAAAAACTCCAGGCGTGCAATTCTCTAAAAGGGGTTTTAAGTCTTCGTAACTCATAATTTTCTTTCGTTGGGTCAAATATATATGGTTAATTTTTACTAACCAAATTTATTTTAAACTTTTTTTTTAAATTAGACGGGAAAGCCCGCCGAAACGGGCTTTCACCAACGAAAGAAAAAGAAGTGTCTGAGTACAAACACTTACTGAATCGCGGTAAAGCTACCGATTTAATTTTGTAAAGCCCCGATAATTTGGCAATATTTCATCCAATCGGGGTTTTGAACCTTGTATTCTTTACAGATAAGGTCGACTATAATTTCCTTAAGCGCCATATTATAAATGCGACAATCAAACAAGTGATTTTGCGCGCCTGAAGTCTTCTTAACCCATCTTGCGCTTACAAAGTCGCCTTCTTTATTCTTCTGAAGGACTTTTTCTTCCGCTTCAAAATGTCTGAAAAAGTTGTTCCAGCCGTACAAACCACCATCGGGCGCGGGGAAATTCATAAAGCCGTACGGTTGTGCTTCTTCTTCCAGCCCGTTCCATCGCAATTTCATCTGTTCCGCCAGATCGTCTTTGATCGAATTAACGTCCAAAAGTATTAAATCGCTTCTTTCGTTGCTGACTTTGAAGATCTTCTTGTCAGCATCGAAGCGAACGAACTTGTCTTCGTCCTTGCCTTTCAAGCCGCGAACAATAGGCGGGTTGCATTCCTGAAGGAAATTATACGCCAGGCTTGTAAAATAACCAGTGTCGACACCGCTGATTAATATTCTCATTGGCGGGCCACCATCATCGCGCGGCCATTCTTTTTCGATTATTTCTTTGAACTTTGGCCAAACTGAATTGCTGACACCGTGTTTATAGGACCATTTGTCGCGTTCTGCTTTCTTCTTCTTCTGGTTTTCCATTGGAACGAAAGTTCCGATACTACCATGTTCAATACTGTAACTAGCGCCTTCAACGGACCAGCCAACGACTTCGTAATCCAAACGGGCGTCTTCTTCCGTTCCGTTCAAGTCACAAGCGCACGTCAATAAAACAATATATCCGTTGCCGTCTTCTTGACTAGTTTTGTTAGGAACTTCGCCAATCTTATAGCTTCTGGTATTCTTGGCCAAGTGCTTCGCTTCTGGCGTTTCGGTCTTTTCTTCCCAAGTAAGGCCCAGGACAGTATTAAAAAACGTCTTCTTGGCCGCAATATTAATTTCACCGCCAGGCGGGTGAATCTTGATCCATTCGCGGACATAGTGCTTCCAATCATACATTCCTGACGGGGCATAAAGGCTGGAAATCAAATAACTTCGATAACCCTTTTCGCTTGGCGCTGCCGTTGGACGCCATTCACCCGCAAGATTAAATTCAAACTTCTTTTCGTCGGTGAAAAAATCGCCGCAACTTTGGCAAGTGTAACCGACGGAATCTTCGATCAGACGTCCAAGATTGTCGACTTCCCAAGTGATTCCGGCCTTTTTTCCGTTGCCAAGATCAAGTTCCCATTCAAGATAAATATAATCGCCACAGCATGGGCACGGTATAAAATACCGGCGTTGATCGCCCAATAAAAAAACGGGTTCGATGTTGCTTGTCTGCTTTACTTCTGGCGTACTGATATAAAACAGCTTCATTTTCTTATAGTACGCCGCCGAACGCGATTCGATCAAACTTGTCGTTGATCCAGCGTCCTTGTCACTACGCGGAGCGGCTTCGAAGTCATCGGCGAAAGTGTACTGAATAGAGATTTGGCGCATCTTCGCCGGATTCATTACACTTCCAGCGATCAGCATTCCGCCAGAAAATTCTTTTCCTTTGGACGTGTCTCCGGTCCGCTGGTTCTTCTTCCGTAAAACGTTGGGCTTTATCAGATGACGGATTCCGCAACCGTCAATCATTGGGTCGATTTTGGTTTCCATCATTGTTTTGACCAAAGCGTCGTCGCGCGCCAAAAGCATTATATTACCAGGCTGTTGCGAAATTATCCAGCCAATTCCGGATTCAATTACACCGGTACTAAATCCAATTTGCGCGCCTTTCATTACCGCGATAACGCGCGCGTCGGAATCCAGACTTAAACAATCGACCGGTTCGCGCAAGTACGGAGTTCGGTCATAACTGAATTTTCCAGGAAACGGCGTCGTGTTGGACGACATAATCCTATTTTCTTCAACCCATTTACTAGGCTTTTGATTATTAAGCTGGTGATCGTGCGCGTCGATCAGGTCCGATATTTGCGGCTTGAAGTTCATTAAAAGCGCGGGAATCTACGTCGATAGCTTAATTTACTGTAAATCTTTTCAATTTGCGGATCTTTCAAGAACTGTTCTTTAAATGGATATTGTTCAAACAATTCGCCAAGAATCGCAACAGATCCGCCCGACTTCTTTGCATTTGCAACAAAAAGGTTGAACGAATTGAACACTTGATCGAAAGCAGTTTTAACTTGTACGTCGCTGCTATGTTCGTTTATTTTGCTTCGAATGGTTTCGGCGCAAAGCTGGCAAAGCTTGTTATAAAATTGTTGAATTTCTTCCGGCGTCTGAACGTCGGCTTCTTTGCACATTTTTAAAAGTTCTTCGTGTAAAAACATATTTCTTTCGTTTTAAGCTTTTTCGCCCCTTCCTTTCGATTCTGAATATTCATCGACAAGGGCTTGAATTTCTTTCTTACTTACTTCTTTACTTTTTTCGACGGCGTCGTTCACAATGTCGACCAATCGCGAGCGGGCCGTACTTAAATCAGAGCGGTCCGGAATCAGTTCGACCAAGATATTGTCGGCCGCTTGATAGAACGCATCGGTGACGCTCTTAAAGTGTCTGGCGAAGACACCGAAGACCAGTTCCGTAGGAATAACTAGACCAAGCTGTTTTTCTTTTTTGATCCGCGCCAATTCCAGATCTTCTTGCGCCTTCTTTACTGCTATCTTTTTTAAGTGAAGATCCAGTTCGGTTCGCTTCATATCTTCTACGCTCTTTTCGTCTTCGTCAAGATCCGGAGGTTCGATCTTTGCTTTCTTCTTTCTTGTTGGTTTGTCTGGCACGTCTGGCGCGGGCTTGGTTTCTTTGGATGGGGCTTGATCTTCTAATTGTTCGCGGCGTACTTCGATCCATTCTTTATTTTCAGCGTCGTCGGAATCCAGGTATTTGCCCCGCGCGACCAGTTTGCCCCGTTTTAAGTTCACGCTGATATATTGCGCGGACACGCCGAAGGCTTCACAAAACTGTTTTCTGGTGTATAGGGGCATATTTTCCTAGCAAGTGTTAACTAATTTTCTTTCGTTGACTGCAAATATAAACAAAAGATTTAACAAGGCGCGAAATCAGCGTCAAGAGTACATCAATCGGAGTTTGGAATGAAGT